AGCTATTTTATTGAAAAAATGCAGAGAATCAAAAGAAACGTAATAACGTTTCAGCTATTCAAGCTCAAATGGTTACTGTAAATAACTTGGTTGATGAAGCGCAAAAGAAACTCGAAGAACTACAAGCTAAACAAGCACAATTAGCTGAAGATTATGATATTGCAACTACTGCAGCGAAAGATTTAGAAGATGAATCTACGGCTGAACTCGAGGAGCAAATTAAAAATGTAGATGCCATTAATCAAAAGGTACGTGCTAATCAAGAACGTGCAAGAGCATTGCAGGAAGCCGCTGATTATAAAGCAGATTATGATAACTTGACTGGTGAACTTGAAACCATCAGGGAAGATAAAAATAAACTGCTTGAATCTGTACAAATGCCATTATCAGGATTATCCATTCAAGATGGCGTCCTTATCTACAATGATCGTCAATGGGACTGCATGAGCGGTGCTGAGCAGCTCAAAGTGGCTACGGCCATTGTTAGAGCTTTAAATCCTAAGTGCGGATTCGTACTTATGGATAAACTCGAACAAATGGATGTAGACACTATGAAAGAATTTGGGGCTTGGCTTGAATCGGAAGGTCTACAAGTCATTGCTACTCGTGTTACTAATAACCAAGATGAATGTTCCATCATTATTGAAGATGGACACATCAAAGGTGAAGAGTACAGTAATGTGGCAGCACCAGTTAATAAAACTAAACCTGAAAATGAATGGGGTGATTTTTAATGAATATTACAACAGGTAAACGAAAACGAGCTCAGAAGGTCGTTGTGTATGGTACTGAGGGCATTGGTAAAACAACCTTTGCCAGTCACTTTCCATCACCTGTATTTATTGATACGGAAGGCAGCACAGACCATTTAGATGTGGCTCGCACAGATAAGCCTACATCGTGGCAAATGCTAATTTCCTTTGTAAAGGAATTTGCAACAATGCCGGGTTTCTACCGGACTTTAGTCATTGACACTATAGACTGGGCGGAACAATTATGTGTTGAGTACATCTGTGCTAAACATAATAAATCGGGGATTGAAGACTTTGGGTATGGCAACGGATATGTATTTGTCCGTGAGGAAATGGGCCGTTTCTTAAACCTACTTGATGAGGTTATCAACGCAGGTATGAACGTAGTACTTACTGCTCATGCTCAAATTCGTAAGTTTGAACAGCCAGATGAACTCGGAGGCTATGATCGCTTTGAATTGAAACTTGGCAAAAAGACGGGGAGTCAAACATCTCCACTTATTAAAGAATGGGCGGACATGGTACTCTTTGCTAATTATAAAAATGAAATCATCACAACTCAAACCAACAAAAAGAAAGCAACTAATGGTAAGCGTTTAATGTACGCTACTCACAACCCCGCATGGGATGCTAAAAATCGTCATGGATTACCAGATATGATGCCATTTGAATATAGTCAAATCGCTCATGTTATCCCAGATGATGTACTACCAACTGCTGCAGCACAAGAATTAGCACAAGCCGCTAATAATGAATATGCTTCAGAGGTAATGAATGCTACTAAGGAACAAATTGGGGAAGTTACTACAATACAACCTGTAACACTACCACAGGAAGCTGTTGATACCAACAAAAACGAAACACCATTAGTTGAAACAGCTATTCCTAAACCATTAAAAGACTTAATGGTTAAAGATGGAATCACATTAGAACAAGTTCAATCGGTAGTTATTGCTCGTGGTAAATATCCAGCTGGTACACCATTTGAAAATTATGATCCAGAATTCGTTAATGGATGGATTATCCCATTCTTGGCCAAATATTGTTGAAGCAATTAAGAAAGGAAATTAATTATTATGACAGCACAAAGCAATTTTGAAACATTCGGTAAAGCAGAAAAAGTATATTCATTTGACCAACCTATTTTAGCGGAAGAACGTGAATATACGTTACTTGAAGCTGGTTCTTATCCATTTGTAATCACTAATGTAGAAAAGAAATTCTATGAACCTAAAGAAGGTAGCAAGTTGCCATCTTGTCCACAAGCTCAAATTACCCTCGAAGTAGATGGTGGTGATCAAGGTAAAACAAAATTGATTCACAATTTGTTTTACACAAAGTCAACCATTTGGAAAGTTACAGAATTATTTATGGCCGTAGGTCTTGCTAAGAAAGGTGAAAATTACAATCCTGACCCTGAACAATTATTGGGTAAGTCAGCCATGTGTGAATTGTCACAACAAGGCTATGTGAAAAATGATGGTAATAATGGTACTCGTAACGAAATAAAAAAATGTTTTGCAAGTCCTAATGCTCAAACCAATGGATACGGTGCATTCTAATGAAACTTAGACCGTATCAACAACAGGCTGTAGACTCGATATGGCATGAATGGGAAACGGTTAATAAAACATTGTTGGTTCTTCCGACTGGTACAGGTAAAACAATTTGTTTTGCCAAAGTTGCTGAGGAAGCGGTTCGCAGGGGTAAGCGTGTTCTTATCCTTGCGCATCGTGAAGAACTATTACAACAAGCCTCTGACAAAATTATGAGTGCGTCAGGGCTTACAACGGCAATGGAAAAAGCTGAACATACATGTCTTGGACAATGGGACCGCATCATAGTAGGTTCTATTCAAACATTATGTAAAGACAAACGATTGTCAATGTTCAGTAAAACGTACTTTGATGTCATTATCATTGATGAAGCACATCATGCTGTATCTAGTAGCTATCAAGCTATATTAAATTACTTTGACCAAGCAAAAGTATTGGGCGTAACGGCTACACCAGATCGCTCGGATATGAAAAATTTAGGACGTGTATTTGAAAGTTTAGCATTTGAATATACACTACCTAAAGCTATTCAAGAGGGGTTCTTGTCTAAGATTAAGGTGCAAACATTACCGCTCACATTAGATATCTCATCGGTTAAGATTTCAACTGGTGATTTTGCTGTGGGAGATATCGGTAGGGTATTAGAGCCTTACTTAGAGGAAATAGCCAATAAATTAATGGAATACAGAGATAGAAAAATCGTTGTGTTCTTACCGTTAATTGCTACCAGTCAACGATTTTGTGAAATTCTTAATGAGCGAGGATTTAAAGCAGCAGAAGTAAACGGTAAAAGCCAAGACCGTACAGAAATTACACAAGCATTTGCTGAAGGTAAATATAATGTACTTTGTAATTCAATGTTGCTAACGGAAGGATGGGATTGTCCAAGCGTTGATTGTGTTATTGTATTGCGTCCTACTCGGTCTCGTGCTTTGTATTGTCAGATGATCGGACGTGGTACACGTCTTTCACCGGGTAAAGATTATCTATTAATTTTAGATTTTCTATGGCACGTAGAACGTCACGAATTATGTAGACCTGCTCATTTAATCGCTAAGTCAGATGATGTGGCCAAACGCATGACGGAAATTCTTGAAGAAAAAGGAATGGACCTTGAAGAATGCGAAAGGGATGCAGAATCTGATGTATTGGCTCAACGTGAAGAAGCACTTGCAAAAGAACTTGCTGCTATGCGCAAGAAAAAAGCGCAACTTGTTGATCCATTACAATTCGAGTTTTCTATTCAAGCCGAAGACCTTACCCATTATGTTCCAGCCTTTGGTTGGCAAATGAGTGCGATTACGGATAGTCAAAAGAAAACGCTTGAGCAATTTGGGATTAATGGTGACAACATTGAAGATGCTGGCAAAGCATCTATGCTCATTGATAGATTACAAAAACGTCGTGAAGAAGGCTTGTCTACACCTAAACAAATTAGATTTCTTGAAAACAAAGGCTTCAAGAATGTAGGAACATGGAGCAATACCCAAGCCTCTAAGATGATTAGTCGTATTAGTGCTAGTGGATTGGCGCATTCCTAAAGGTGTAGTGCCTGCTACATATAAACCACCTGTAGAAGATTTTAGTCCCCAATGGTAAGGAGCAAACATGGAAAGCAAAATTGATTTAAGAGAATTACTCGAATATATAGACCCTTCCCAATGCTCCTATGATGAATGGCTAAACGTAGGCCTTGCACTTCATCAAGAAGGCTATCCTATGTTCGTGTGGGAGGAATGGTCTGCAGATGATGGAGAACGATTCCATGAAGGCGAATGTGCTGCTAAATGGGAATCCTTTGGTCGATATACTGGAAAACTTGTTACCGGTGCCACGATCACTCAAATGGCAAAAGAAAACGGATGGACATCTAAACATAAGTTTGAAAATAATGAAGCATTAAGTTTTGATTCCATGGTATTGGCCACAACTCCAGAACAATATCAAGTTGTTGATAAGAACTGGATTGAAGAATCTGATGTTCATATTCCTAAATCATATCCTTTAGAGCAACGTAAACAAGATATTGTTACATATCTGACTACGTTATTTGAGCCAGAGGAGTATGTTGGATATGTAGTTAATACATTCGCCTTACCAGATGGTAAACAGTCTCCTACGATGGGAAATTATAGCCGTACGGTACAACAAATCCTAGATGGTATTAACGGCACAACGCAATTAGAAAATGTGTTTGGCACCTTTAACAAAGAAATGGGCGCATGGATTCGGTTTAATCCAATTGATGGTAAAGGTGTTAAGAATGATAATGTAACCGCATTTCGGTATATGTTATTAGAGTCTGACAACATGTCACTCGGAAAACAAAAAGCCATTCTTGAACAATTAGAACTTCCAATTGCAGCCATGGTATTTAGTGGCGGTAAATCAATTCATGCAATCGTTAAAGTTGATGCTTACTCCTATGAGGAATACAGAAAACGTGTTGACTTTATATATTCTATTGCTCAAAAGAATGGTTTCAAGCCGGATAAAAAGAATCGTAATCCTAGTAGATTATCTAGAATGCCGGGCGTTATGCGAGATGGTAACCCCCAATTCCTTATGGCAACCAACATTGGCAAAGAAAGCTATAAGGAATGGGAGGAATGGATCGCATCCGTTAATGATGATTTACCGGAACCAGAAGAACTTGACGCATTATGGGATAACATGCCAGACCTAGCACCGCCATTAATTGAAGGGATTCTTCGTGAAGGACATAAGATGCTCATTGCTGGACCATCTAAAGCAGGCAAATCATTTGCGCTAATTCAATTATGCATTTCCATTGCTGAAGGTAAGCCGTGGTTTGGATTTGACTGTACACAAGGTAAAGTTCTATATGTCAATTTAGAACTTGATAGGGCATCATGTTTGCATAGATTTAAAGATGTGTACGAGGCCCTTGAACAGCAACCAACCAACATTGGGAATATATCCATATGGAATTTACGTGGTAAGTCATTACCAATGGACCAGTTGGCTCCTAAATTAATTCGTAGGGCTCAAAAGCGTAATTACAAGGCTATTATTATTGACCCCATCTATAAGGTTATTACAGGTGACGAAAATAGTGCTGATCAAATGGCGAATTTCTGTAATCAATTTGACAAAGTATGTACTGAACTTAAATGCGCAGTCATTTATTGTCATCACCATTCAAAAGGTAGTCAAACTGGTAAGCGGTCTATGGACCGTGCATCTGGTTCCGGTGTATTCGCTCGTGATCCAGATGCATTACTTGACTTACTAGAACTTGAACTCGAGAACATGAACGAGGATAAACTCCAAGATGCTCCTATTGATACTAGCCAATGTACTGCATGGCGAATGGAAGGAACACTCCGAGAATATCCTAAGTTTAAACCAGTGGATTTATGGTTTGAATACCCTATTCACAAAGTGGATACAAACGGGTTTCTTGCAATGGCTCAATTTGATAGTCCGCAGTCTAAAGGATTAGACAAGATGAATAAACGCAAGCAGGCCGTTAAGGAAAAGAAAAAAGAGCAATTGGTAGATGCTTTTAATATTGCCGCTGCTGAAAATGGATTTAACGGCAAAGCGGATATTAAACGGGTTGCGGAGATTATGGAAGTTAGTGAAATGACCGTTCGTCGATATTTAAGGGAGACCCCCATTTTTAATGTCGATAAAGGTGAGTTGTTTAAGGTTGAAGATTGTTAACATAATTGTATTGACAATAGGTTAACAATAGTAACAACACACCTTATATATATATATAGGTATGTTTGTTATTGTTTGTGTCCCAATGTAAGTGGATTCAAGCTAAGGGGTAAGGAAAAGGATTTCTAAAATCATTCCTTTTCTTACCTATTCCCCTTAGGTTGAACCTACATTACAAAAGGGCTTTGAAAATTTGTTTTGGTTATTATCAATAAAGGAGGATTGGTTATTGATTATTGAATTTTTCATTCCTCTTAAAAAGGTTCCTACTGTTACACATCAAACTAAGCAGGTGAATACACAACATGGTAAGCCTATCTTTTATGAATCCGATAAATTGAAACAGGCTAAACAAATATTCTTAGATGGTTTAGTTGATCATGTTCCTAGTGAACCTTTAGAGGGGCCTATTCGATTGGTTACCAAGTGGTGTTTCGGTAAAGCGAATTGTAAAGCGCCACATTGGAAAATCACTCGGCCAGATACAGATAATCTTATTAAATTATTTAAGGACTGTATGACCAAGTTAAATTACTGGAATGATGATGCTCAAGTCTGTAGTGAAATTACAGAAAAGTATTGGAATCCAGTAACAGGGATTTGGGTACATATTGAAACGTTGAGAGGTTGATGCTATGAAGAAAAAATTAGTATATGTCGCCCATCCTTATGGTGGCAAAGAAAGCAATCGTAAAAAGATTGATATGATCATGGGAGATTTGGTTTTGAATGACACCAATCATGACTATATTTCCCCCAATTCATAACTTTGGGT